TTACTCTAAGTCTGTTCAGAAGACCTCGTTTGGCGGTCAATTCCCCGATAGCGCGGGTGGCAACAAGTGTGGTCGCTTGACTCGTGACGAGGAAAACGGGCTAGACAAAGACGATCCTGTGTACATCAACTCTCGCGCTGTGGTGTGCAATCAAGTAATTTATGGTCGTATCACTGGTGAGTTTAAGAACGCTGATGGTGACGTCTTCAATCTTGAGGGGGAACCTATGATTGCCTACTTCAAGCGTTCGGGCTTCAAGCCTATCTCTGACTTTATCGATGGGCTTACTAAGAAAAATAAGCTTATGGCGCAAGTAGAGATGAAGCTTTCGACTATGAAAAATAAAAAGGGAAGTGTTACTTACTGGACGCCTGTCGCACAGATGGGTGAAACAGTGAGCATATCTGACAGTGACAAAGACTTATTCAGCCTCTTTGCTGATACAGTCAAGGGTCACAACGAATCGGTTATGGACGAGCATCGTCAAGCAGTGAAGGAAATGGTGTCCGACAGTGACATCGATCTTGCTGCGGAGTTCGGTGATGCTGACGCTGCTTAACATCCAAGACTTTATGTCTAGGGCACTGCGGGGGGACACTGATGTTCCCCCGCAAGTTTTAGAGGAATTCGCAGAAGACTGTAAGAATGCCACTGCCTCTCAGCTTACGCGGGAGAAACGAGAGTGGCGTCCTCGTATGTCTGGTCTTGGTCGCCCAATCTGTCAACAGATACTTGACAAGCAGGGCGTCGAGGAGTCGATGTCCTACAACACTCTTTTCAGATTCCTGTTTGGTGATATCACAGAGAGTATCATCATGCTGATCATGAAAGAGGCTGGTGTCGATGTGGTGGACTATCAGAAACAGGTCGAACTTGACTTAGACGGTATCCCTATCAGGGGAACCTTAGACGTTATCCTGCGGGATGAGACGGGCCAAAAGAAAGTCTGGGACATCAAGTCAGCAAGCGACTACGCATACAAGTCTAAGTTCACTGGTTTCGAGGGCTACGAAGGGATCAAGAAGGATGACCCCTTTGGCTACGTCATGCAGGGCTTCCTGTACGCAGAGGCGACAGGTCTACCGTTTGGCGGCTGGATTGTAGTGAACAAGTCGAGTGGTGAAGTGGCTGTTGTCGAAGTTCCGGATTGGTGTCAAGAAGACAAGAAGGAATACATCGAAGAGGCCAAGCGTCGTGTCAAAATATTGACAGACCCTAACGTCAAATCTTTGAAACCTTTTCCCGATACGTTTGAGACTTACAAGCGTCAGGGGGAAGTCATCCGCACTGGAAACAAGGTCTTGGCAAAAGAGTGCAACCTGTGCGGCTATCGACATCACTGTTGGCCGGATGCGGAGATTCATCCGAAGGTCACATCTATGGCTAAGAATCCTCCGAAGGTTTGGTATACACGCTTGAAGAAGAAAGAATTGTAGGCTGATGCCGTACATATTTGTTCGAGATTACGCTAATGAGTTGTTCGAACTGAACGATGGCTTACACCACGTAATCATAGAATCTCACAAGAAAATAGGGGGAGAGCGTAAGCTTAATCGTATTCGCATGAGTGATCGTGCGCTTCCTCTCACTTTGCGTGAAGACTTTTCTGAGATGGGTTCCCTGACAGCAGAGACTGAAAAGCGGGACATACGCCTACTCGAAGAAGAGATTAGTAAAATCAGTGCAATGTCACAGTCCGGAGTTAATGTATGCGTTCCCTTGAGTCCCCTGACAAACGAGTTGGATTGCCTCGCAAGACTGTCCCCAAAGGTCGCGGGGTACGTGCTTCAAAGGCTAGGATCAATAGGAATGCGTCTTTGAGAAAGTCATCGGCAGGAAAGGCAGGGTTCCGGTCTAATTTTGAATTGGGCGTTGCTAGGTCATTGAAGAGACGTAATATCCCCTACGAGTACGAAAGTGTGAGGCTTACGTATATACCCAAGCCGCGTACCTATACGCCCGATTTTTATCTTCCGGATCAAAAGATGTTCATCGAAGTGAAAGGATACTTTGACAAGGGTGACAGAGTTAAGATGCAGCTAATCAAGGAACAGTATCCGGATCATGACATTCGCATAGTGTTCTTGAATGCAAAGAATAAGATATACAAGGGAAGCAAAACAACGTACGGTGCGTGGGCTGACCGACATGGCTTTAAGTGGGCGGAAGGTTCAATCCCAGAGGAGTGGTATAAGGATGAATGATAATACGGAAGACCTTGAAGAAGCTATCGAAAGAGCAAGCTTGCTTCCCAGTCGCTATTACATTGTGATACGAGATTCTGAAGAAGAAGAGGGCACTCTCAAAATGATTGCCTATGATACTACCAAGGAAGAAGAAGATGACGAGTATATCCCTGCAGGTATCGTTCTGCTTTCGGGTATTATGGAACTTATAGAGAATGATTTCGAAAGAGTCATGAATGCAGGGATGGCTCGAATATCTTTTCAAACAACTCAACAAGATATGCTAGAAGAGGTATGCAAAGAAGAAGCCACTGTCGAACATCTTCCCAACTCTAATATTGTGAAAATCAACTTCGGAAAAGTACAATGAGACACGAACAGTTTATGAAAGCAAAACAGTGGTCCGCCGACGAAGACAAACTTCTTGACGAACATTACAGTGTTAAAACAGACATGGTAAATTCACCGCCGCACTACAATCAAGCAGGGATTGAGTGTATAGATGCTATCCGCGCTGCTACAGAAGACGGATACGAGTACTACCTGCAGGGAAACATAATAAAGTACCTGTGGCGCTATCGCTACAAGAATGGCGTCCAAGACCTAGAAAAGGCGAAGTGGTACTTAGAGAAGCTTATTGAGGAGACAGTTGATGAATAATATGCTACCTACCCCCTACCAACAGTTTATACACAAGTCCCGTTATGCACGATGGCTTGATGATGAGCAGCGCCGCGAGAACTGGGATGAAACTGTGTCCCGCTACACAGATTTTATGGCTAATCACGTTTGGGAAAATCACAACTTCGACATACCGGAGCGTGACTTTCTCGACATCCAAGATGCCATTCTTGGCCTAGAGATCATGCCGTCGATGCGGGCTATGATGACTGCAGGACCAGCCCTCGCACGAGACAACATCTGCGGATACAACTGCTCATACATCCCTGTCGATCATCCCCGTGCGTTCGATGAGTGCATGTACATCTTGATGTGTGGTACAGGTGTAGGTTTTTCTGTCGAGCGGGAGAACGTAGACAAGCTTCCTGTAATCAGTGATGCTATGAACGAGACAGATACAGTGATCAAGGTAGGGGACTCTAAGCCGGGATGGGCAAAGTCTTTGCGAGAACTTGTCGCACTGCTTTACGTTGGACAGATTCCACAGTGGGACTTGTCTGCAGTGCGTTCATCCGGTGCGCGACTCAAGACGATGGGCGGCAGGGCATCCGGCCCCGGCCCGTTGGAAGACCTGTTTAAGTTTACAGTTGCCCTGTTTAAAAAGGCTGCAGGTCGTCGCCTCTTTCCGATTGAGTGTCACGACTTGATGTGTAAGGTGGGTGAAGTTGTGGTTGTTGGTGGTGTACGTCGCTCTGCACTGATTTCTTTGTCGAACCTCAACGATGATCAGATGGCACACGCCAAGTCAGGACAGTGGTGGCAGAATGAAGGGCAACGTGCTTTGGCCAACAATTCTGTGGCGTACAGATTCAAGCCAGAGATGGGCACCTTCATGCGTGAATGGCTGGCTCTATACGACTCGAAGTCTGGTGAGAGAGGTATTTTCAACCGGCAAGCCGCAATAAAACAGGCCGAAAGAAATGGTCGTAGAAATACTTTGACGGGCGAAAAGCATCCACTCACAAAACAGCCTCTGCATTATGATTACGGAACGAATCCCTGTTCCGAAATTATCTTGCGTCCATATCAGTTTTGTAACTTGTCAGAAGTAGTTGTCCGGGAATCAGATGGTCTCGAAGACCTCAAAAGAAAGGTACGCCTCGCTACGATCTTGGGCACCCTGCAGTCTACGCTCACTGATTTCAAGTACTTGAGGAAAATATGGAAAACAAACACAGAAGAAGAACGATTGTTGGGCGTTTCCTTGACTGGTATCATGGATCATGGCGTCCTCTCAAAGACTACGGACTCAAAGCGTTGGCTAGAGGAGATGCGCCAAGTTGCTATCGACACGAACCTCAAGTATGCAAACATGCTTGGAATCCCACAAAGCAGTGCCATTACTTGTGTCAAGCCATCGGGCACTGTGTCACAACTCGTAGACGCCGCCAGCGGAATTCACGCTCGTCATAACGACTACTACATTCGCACGGTGCGCGGAGATAACAAAGACCCCCTGACACAGTTTCTCAAGGAACAGGGCGTGTACAATGAAGCGTGTGTGATGAAGCCGGAATCCACAACGGTATTCTCATTTGCCATGAAGTCACCTGATGGGGCAGTTACCCGTACGCATATGACGGCTATTGAGCAACTTGAATTGTGGAAAGTGTATGCTGTTCATTGGTGCGAACATAAGCCGTCGGTGACTATCACGGTCAAGGAAGAGGAGTGGATGGATGTCGGTTCGTGGGTGTATGAGAACTTCGACGTGGCGTCAGGCGTCTCCTTCTTGCCCCACAGTGATCACACATATCAGCAGGCTCCGTATCAAGACATCGAAGTAGATGACTACTTGGAGTGGCAGAGTGAACGTGGTAACTTTGTTATTGACTGGGCTGCACTATCGGAGTATGAAAAAGAAGACAATACATCCGGGTCACGTGAACTGGCATGTACGGCAGGTGTGTGTGAAGTGGTGGACTTAAATGCCTCTTAAAAAGAAAAAGCCACTCCTCGCATGGAAGCGGAGAGATGGCTGGGTTCAGTTCTATCCCCATCCCCATCATCCTTGTTACGAGGATCTTTC